TTATCGTTTACTGATTGCATTTCTTTCATATCCTCAAGAGTCTCTTGTATATTTTTATGCTCATCTTCAAATAAATCTTTACGAGCAAAGACTTCGTTAGCAACCATCTCAGAATTAGGAACCTGATTATATTGTAAGAATAACTTTTCAAACTCTTCAAATATAATTCGTTCACTTCGTTCAGCAAAATATGCTCCCTTAATAAAGGGAGTCACTTTACGAGTAAACTCATCGTTCTGAAATAAATTAGATATTATAGTTTCTTCAATACGCATAGTTATATTCTAACCTTAATAAAGTTAAAAGTCAAGAGTCATCCTGTATCGGCTCTATTTCATCCTGTAATTGTTGGGAATATGTATAGGTTTCTGGCTCTATCGCCTTTTTCATTTCGTCTTCGCCACCTCTAAATAAAAGATTCTTCTGATCCATCTGTTCTTTTATCATAGCCATTAGAAAGTCACCAAGTATTTTTTCAACTTCAACTTTAGGTACATGCCTATATTTATCTGGACCCTCTATCTCATAACTATAATCTAGTTTAATAGTTTGGTCTTCTGTAGGTTGAAACGATACTTTACCAAACGAAACAATTTTATCTTCTAGGATACCTTGCGTAATCCTTAGTTTCATGAAACCTTGTTCGTTGGTTTCCTCTAATACTTCGTGTGGTAGTTGTGCTTGAGAAGTATCTCTTAACTTATCAGTATGGTAATTTTCTTTTTCCCACTTCTCTTTTGCTTCTAAATAATCCTCTTTAGAAACATAATCTCGTTCGGAAAAAATTGGTTCGTATTCCTTAGGATTATTCCCCTGTATTATCGTCGGTTTCTTGCTCATCTTGTCCATACATAAATTTAGATTTACAGTGCTCGTCAATCTTATTCATAACTTCTTCAGTAAAAAACTTTTCGGGTTCTTTCATAATAGCTTTACCGAATACTTTTTTACCATCTACAGTTATACGACCACCAGCACTTTCCCAGATACCTGCTTCAACTGCTAAATCAGTAAGACCATGATATCTAGATAATCCTTGTTCAAAGTTAAGTTTACATTCGACTTTCATCTGCTCTTTAGTAAACCTAGACTTCTGAGTAGTACACTTAATAATATTTCCTACAACTTCTGTACCATCTCTATCTTTACTTTTACCTAAAAATACGATCGTAGATGCAGCATATTTTAAGCCACCTCCACCACCCATATCTTTCATAGGTACATAAGATCCGATAACATCGTAAGTATGATTGGTCACAATCATTGGTACATCAAGCTGTGCGAGTTTTAGACTCAATACTCTAAAAGCACCTCTTACTAACTGTGCTCTCGTCATATCACGAGTATCCTTACCCTCTGCCACATCTGCTACTTCTTTTTCAGTGGAGAGCATACCAAGTGAGTCTAAACAAAATAGGATAGGTTTCCTTGCCTGTTCAGGAACATTTTTATGATTTTCAAGAATACGCACAGCTTGAGTACGAAACTCTTGAATAGTTGTTACAGGAACAATCACGAACCTGTTAGAATCTATATCTCTATCTTCGAGGATCTGCTTAGTAAGAGCTCCCTCTGTTTCAAAATATATTACACCTGCTTCTTTATCCATATCTAGGAAGTTCTTAGCAACTCCTAGAGCGAAAAAAGTTTTACCTGTAGAACTTTCACCAGCAAGGGCAGTCACCTTGTTTCCTGGAAGTCCTCCATAAATAGATCCACTCAATAAAGCATTAAATGCGTAAGACCCAGTGTCAACAAACTTGACATCTGAGTCTAGAGCATTTTCCGCAAGTCCTGCGTACTCATTATCGAGATTATCTATAAGGTCGTTTAAATAACCAACCATATATTTTCTCCTTTAATTAAATAGATGCGTCGATAGGTTTAGTCTCTACTGGCTCTAACTTCTGCATCTTAATGTTAGGTGCCAACCTATTATTAGTCTCAGACCATTTCAATCCTACATATACTCTATACAGACCATCAGCTGTAATGAATACATCTTTGTTCCACTCTTCATATCCAGGAAGAGAAGTAGGAGTGATTATATTGTTGGTTTGACTTGTAGATCTTTCAACCATTAAGTCTTCACCCTCACCAGATCCTTCTTCTTTATATATACTCTCGTTTTGAGTAATCCTGCCATTCACTTGGTCAGCTAAATCTGACTTTGCGATAGTAGTAGCTTTATCAAGAGCGAACTGAAGATCGTAAGAAACTGAAGAACCGACACCATAGATAAACTCTTCGGCATCTCGGTTTCTAATCAATCCTTTTTCTACCTCTGCTTCTAAGTACCAAGTTGGCACTTTATTAAGAATACCATCACGATTTGCTTCGGTGGTAATCTTAGTGGTAGAGCATGCTGCCAAAAATATTAGCATACTTGAGATTAATAGGATTTTAAAATTTTGAAACGATGACATCATAGACCTCCTTCACGATTTCAATTATGTTATTTGCTATTTCAGGATAAAAATAAGTAATAGCGATCCCGATAGCAACTCCAATAATATATTTCATAATATAATTATCTCCTAGTTCATTTCAGTAATAAGTTTAACAAAGACAGAATACATCATAAGTTGAGTTGCTTCATATAATAAAGCATCTCCAGCATTCTTATCTGGGTCAAACTTTTGTTTACCATTTAATACTTCCTCTTTACAAGTAGTCGTCTGTATTTCAGATACTATAATACCATTCTGTACGATAGAAGTAGTTTCGGTTGTACAGTTTGGTCCATATACCTTCGTAAGATTCTTAGTATAAGCAGGAGGAGAACACATAGTGACTCCTAAAAGTATTAATATAGATATTACTTTTTTCATATTATTCATATTCTACCCTAAAAAAACTTAAAAGTAAACCCATCGCTAAGTGCTTGATATTAAAAGAAATCTTCAAGACTCGCTGTCTGCCTTACTTTCCAGCCTAGACTTTGAACCATTATTTCGATAGGGTCTAGGAACACCTTCTCGAACATTAGGTCATAATCTACATAATTATGAATACCGAACTCTTTAGGAACGACATCGAGGAAGGATATAACATTCTCCCTCATTACATTCGGTTTTTTAAGATATACAAATTTAATCTTTTCACCCTCTTTTATCGCACTATATCTAAGAGTTATATTCTTTTCTTTTAGATAATGATTGTATAGTAAAGCACCTCTTACATGAATAGGAGTAGCTTTCTTATATATGCTCATAGAGTCTTTATATCGTCTCAAGCCATTTACCGATCTAGGAAAAGCAATCTCTTCTACAGGGAGAGAGTTAAAATGAGTTCTAGCATCCTCAATAAATTTATAGAGATCGTTCTGGTCACCATGAAGAACTGTTGGTATAGCATCTTTTAATAACTCACGAACAGAGTGGGGAGTAGAAGATTTAATCATCTCTAGACCCATAATCTTCATCTTAGGTTTTTTATAAGATACTCCTTCTGAATTATATACCGAAAGAACATATCTTTTCTTAGCAGTCCATAAACCTTTATCAGCTAGAACCTCTCGTTCCATAACCATCTTATTAGCAAAAGCATTCTGCCTATTAGCAAGTTCTTCGTACTGTTCATTAATATATGGTAAAAACTTTTCATTACAGATAGTGTCAAGGAACTTAATAACTTTAGGAATATCAGATTGCTTTTCACCCATAACTTTATCTACAAGTTTCTCGAATGTGACATATATAGAATCTGTATCTACAGCAATAATATAATCTTCATTCTTCGTACCGATAATCTTATTAAGATAATCATTCATCCTATCGTGTATCCATCGGATAGATAGTTGGCCAGAGGTAGTAATAGCTTCAGCCATTTTTAAATCAAAATATCTAAAATACTGATTACCCATCGCACCATAAGCAGAGTTAAGAGCAATCTTCATACCCATCTGATAATTATTTTTACTTGAGATAACTTTTAATTGTCTAGTATCGTTTTCGTTTTCATATAGTTGCTGAGCCTGAAGCATTTCTTTCTTAGCAATCTTTCTTTGATTATAGAAGTCTTCCATGATAGAAGGAAATACTCCTCTAAAGTCTTTACGATACTGAGAGCCATTCGCAGCAACTGCGTAATCAGAATCTTTAGCAGGGTTTTTAAGATAATGGTCAACACCTTTTTCAACAGACTCTGCCTGTAAAGTTTCGGGAGATATATTATACTGCATAATTAAATGCGGATATAGAGAGTTTAAGTCGAAAGAAGCAACCCATTTATGTAATCCGATTAGTGGCTCTTTTACGAATGCTCCTTCAAACTTAGCTTTTTTATCTTCGTTAGACTTCGGTGGTATTACCACATTCGCTTTCATAAGATAGTTATGAACAATCATATCCCACATACGAACCTGAGAGAATACATCATCATAATTAATCTTAGCATTATATGCCATAGTAAGCTGAAGTTCAATCAGCTTCATTTTATCTTCTAGTCTATCAACTAATACTGTATCTATGACATTATAATCAACAAATTTATTCCAATCGTTTTTATAAAACTCTGCGAATGTTGCGTACTCACTATGGTCAAGTTTCTTTTCACCAAGTTCTACGAATGCGATATTATCTAAACGATAAGATTCTTGAGCAGTATAAGTATATTTTTTATAGAGATCTAGATAATCAAGTTGAGCGATACCTGCGATAGCGATAGCGAACTCTTGATTGCCTTTTACGAATATTTCTCTTTCGTGTACAATCTTCCAAGGAGATAATCTACGAGCATGGTCTTCGCCTATAACATGGCACATCCTTCGCCATAGATACGCAAGGTCAAAAAACTGAGAGTTCCATCCTGTAATTACATCGGGATAATTTTCAACCCAGTAATCCATAAATTTATGGAATAATATTTTTTCATCACGACAATATACATATCGCCATTTATTATGTTGCCTTGCGTCGCCTGTATATTCTTTCGTACCGAAAGTGACAATCTCTTTAGAATGATTATCTTGTAAAGTAATTAGTAATAACTTTTCGTTGGCTTGTGCTATATTCGGGAAACCTTCTTCTGCTTCGGTCTCAATATCTATAGACCAAATTTTAATTAGATCTTTATCCCATTCAATATCGTTTTTAAACTCATCGTGCATATACTGATAATGCCACTGAGTTTGGCCATGAACATCCATCACTTCTTGATACTGATGAACGAAAGACTTTGCGTCTTTTATACTTGCTTGTTGGATTTTATAGGCAGGTTGACCTTTAAGAGTTTTATATGGAGTTTCACCTTTACCTCGTGTCACCCAGACACTAGGTTTAAATGGTATCTTCTCGGCTCGTCTTTTATTACCAGATATATATCTGACTAATAACTGATTACCATGCGGATGAACATTAGTATAGAACTTCATAATATAACTCTACCCTTTTTTAAGTTAAAAGTAAAGTTATACAATTAATTTTTTTTCGGGAGTCACTATACTAGGACTTCCCCATATTCTATTATATTCGTCTTTTAATTGTTGAGTTGGATTTACAACAGACTGTATAGCAGTCTTGTAAAACTGTATTGAATTTTTAGGATCGCCATATGGACAATATGGTGCTAATCCTACTTGTGATTTGCCTTGGTCGTTAGGTGCTTCAGTCACCAGCATACTTGGCATATTAGTTTCGTAATGCTCTGGACCTGCGTCTATAACTTCAGCTACGATAATCTCACCTGAGTTCATCATAAACAATTTTATATCTTTATCTTTCATTATATCTCCATAATTTAGGTGCTCCCCAGACATCGGCTGGGGAGACTTGGTTAATTACTTAATGTCGATGACTTTAAGTTTTTTCTCTTCAGGAATAATCCTTTCGAGTTCGACAGAAAGCATTCCGTCTTTTAGAGTTGCACCTTTGACTACTACATCATCAGCGACTGTAAATGTACGAGTAAAGTTTCTTTTAGAAATACCTTGATGTACATATTCCTCTTCAGTTTTACTTTCAGAAGGCACTGACTTGATTGTCAAAGTGTTCTCCTGATGTTCAACTGTAATATCTTTTTTAGAAAATCCAGCCACAGCCATTTCAATAGCAAACTTCTCATCGCTGAGTTTTTTGATATTGTATGGTGGGTAGCTTTCTGATTTGTGAATAGCATTGACTCTATCGAATGTATCAAATAGATTATCAAAGCCGATTGAAAATGGAGAAGTATCTCTCCAAACATTAAAAGTTGCGTTCATAGTTTTCCTCCTTTATGAAGCGAGTTTAAATTACGAGAACCCATTATGGCAT